TGTGTATGTACGGGTTTCGGCGTTGTAATTAGTAGGTACTTGGACACGCTTGCCGCGTAGCTTGACTGATACGTCGGGGATTGCATTAAATTGACGCGCATCTACCTTGACCGCGACAAGGGCGGTATTTGGATAGGCAAATTTTTCGTCAATAATTTCGGCGTAGCTCTGCCAAAAAATGTTGTTCTGGATGTAGGGAGATGTGTTGTCTGCGGTTAGGCGGGAGACACGTACATTCCAGGGGCCCGTTCCAGGGAGATCAAACTCATATGCACGCTGGAACTCGCTATCTGACTTGCCGCTGACTTCGACGTAACCGCTAACAACACTTGAATAGGGGCCACCATTGGCGCTGACTTCAATGTTGTACCTGACTGAAGTGCCGCTAACGTCGCCGTTTTGGGGGTTCTGGGATTGCAGTGCAGGGTGAGAAATAATTACGCGGCATCGCTCAATATCCTTATCCGTAATTGCGCGGACAATTGGCCCCACCGCTTGAGTGATCTCGGTACTTACACCAACAGTGTTTTCAGTTGTACTAAAGCCTTCAATTGGTGTTTGAGTTTCATCCTCACCTAGGCGAGATTCAAGCGTGTACCCGTCAAAGTTGCTCGTTCCATCGGGGTTTTGAATTGGGACGCCATCTAGATAAACGTCCTTTTCAATGCTGTTGGGGAAGCCTTCAATCTCGCCTTCTGATACGGCGTAAACGGTTTTGGCAAATGCAACGGAAAACAGGTTGTCATCTGCAATGACTGGCTGGCGTGTAGGCGCAACAACCGTGACGTTTTGCGTTACCTTTTGGCTTGAACCGCCACCGCCTTTGGCGCCTTTAACCTGCAGTTCTTCGTTTTTGTTGATGTCTTCCATCACAGGTAGTTCTGCAGTTCGAGGCCAAAGGAAAGGACGGGTAACGCCCCAACGATGCGCTCACCGTAAAGAACGGGAACGACATCTCCTTGTATCGTATTCGCGTTGGACTTGTCGAACGTAAACGAGTTCAACTGCTCCGACTCGTTACGGCCTGACGTAGAGCTTCCACCAACATTCTTGACGTTTGGCATCTTGGGCGTTGGCGTCAAAAGATCCGCAACACCGCTAAAGATCATTGACAGACCAATGGATCCGATAGCCATTGCTGCTGTGGAACCAAGAGTGAAACCAAATATGGACCCAGCCAGCAAACCGCCAGGCGCAAAAACAATCGCAGCAGCCACAAGCGCTACCCCCGCAATAATCTTCCCGACACCACCACGGCCAGCAGGTAATGGCGCGAGCACCATTCGCTTGCTCATTGGCCACAACAGCTGCTCTTCTTCTAAACCTTCGGAATGATCAGTGACAACGCGCCAGTCGATGCCCTTTTCGCCTGACTCAAGCAGGTATTGACGCAATGCCGGAATCTGGATGCACAACGCACGCATCGCTTCTGCTGGTGTCTTTACCGCAAGCTGGAATTTGCGCCCAAAACGGCGGCCAGCTTCACCTAGCAATCGAATCGTGACCATCAGCCTCCACGCCGCACCACCATGTACGTATTATCGCGGAAATAACTGCTGTAGGACATTACCCCAGACAGCCTGTCAAACAGATGTTGATAGATCTGGTTCGCTGCAGGATCCTCCACAACAGCAACGTGATTGCAGGTGTATTGGTTACGAATGCGGAAAAGCAGCACATCACCGCGCTCCAGTGGGGCAGTTTTGGGGATCTGGATAAAACCTTCGTTTGCGAAGTTGGCTTCAAAATGCGTAAAACCGCGCTGCTTCCACTCGCCCTCGTATTGGCGTTCATAGTCGCCCATCTCAACGCCCATTTGCTGTGAGTACCAATCGCGCACTGCCGCATAGCAGTCATAACCGCCGTACATCCAAGGGCGTTCCAGCAAACCAGCGGATTGGCGTGGGTCGTAATAGAAGATCTCGGTGCTGGCACAGTTCCACACCGCATAAGGGAGGTTCAGCGCTTTTGATGCGTTGACATCGGCGAAACTCAACGCTGCATAATCGTCATGGCTATGCCAGGAAGCCACCGCATCATCTAAATACTTTGCTGTGTCGGCGGCGCTGATTACGAATTGATCAGGCACTGTGGAGGTGTTGGCGCATTCGACCACCGTTCCATCGGCCAACACAAAACCGCAAGCCTCTGCGGGGTATGCGGCTTCGGCGTACTGGCGGATCTTCGCCTGCTGTGCTGCTGTAAGTGGATTGGAAAATGTGGACAGCATGATCAACCTTGAGAATCGACGAGGCCAGCGAAACCGCCGAATGGGATGCGGTCTCCTGCAGTGGTAGGGCTAAAGCGGATTGTCAACACAATGCCGTCTGCAATCGTGACAGAGGTCAAAACGCCTGTTGTTGCATTGACCGTGAAGTCCGTTGTCTCTTGGTAGTCGCCAACAATCACCACGTTGGTTGGGCTGATGTTGGTATAACCCAAAAACAGCGTGCCAGACGTGAAGGATTTCAGCACCTCGATGCGACCAAAACGAAGCTGGCAGCTGCTTAGCCGTTTGCCGCAAACGTCATTGTCAATGCTCGCCACCGATTGATCGTCAGCGTTGAAATAACGGTTGCCGTCATAGTGACAGCCGATGTCGCTGCGGTAGATCCACTGGCATTGTTCCCGTAGCAACCTGCGGCCTGGCAATGCCCTGCCTTCAAGGTCAAATGGGACAGCAAGCTGGAACGATACGGCAAGCTTGGTTTCGTTGCTTTTCTGTTCAACGATCCATTCATCTGGACCCCAATAGGCGTCGGGATCTGCACCCGGTAGACCGTCAAGGTACGTACTAAGTGTGCGGATACGTTGAACGGATGCACCAACCAAGTCGTCATACGTATTGGTCAGCGCTGTGATGGCCAAACCGACGTTGGCGAACGTAAGGGTGGGACGTGCCAGCTGGCCCTTGGTGTTTAACTCGAAGCCGTTTGCCTCTAGTGGCAATGCGGTGTAGGTGTTGCCTTGATAAACGATGTCTGTGCCGTTGACTTGGGTCCAGTTGCAAAAGCGATAGATAGCCTGCTCGGTCGAACCAGCTGGGAGCAGCGTGGTGATGTCGAGCGTGAACAGGTCGATAACCTGCGGTAGCTGTGTTTTAAGAGTTTCGGCGTTGGGAGGTGTCTGGGTCATACGTACACCTGGCGCAGTTCAAAGCTAAGACTTGCGTAACCGGGGACGGTGCGGGTAATAGTCCAGCCATCCGCAAGTAGAAATGTCTTTGGGTCGAGCGTTAGGGTGACTTCAACCACTGTTCCGTTGGGGATGCTCACGGATGTGATAAGACCGCTGGCCAAGTTGACGGTGTAATCAGCTGGGCGGGTATAACCGGCGAGACTTATCGAGGTGATGTTCGTGTAGCCAAGATCTAACTCGCCAGCAGTGATTGGACGGGCGAATGATTTTTGGCTGTTTGGTGGAGTCCATGTAAGTGCTTGGCCTTTTTGGGAAAGCAAGTAACTTTCGATGGAGTAGATCTCCTCGATGGGGAGTACGACTGTCTGACAGTTCCAGGTTTCGATGTCGCGGTTTAGGCCGTCGCTGAGGATTTGGCTGTAGCCGTCACCAAACTGGGCGCGTTGGATTCGCTGTGTCTTTTTCTCGCTCGTTGAGAACGCAAGCGGGATGTCGTCAAAGGCGATGTAACGCATCAGAGCATTCCTCCACTACGGCGCTCGTTTGCCAGGGTCGAGAGGACAATGCCTTGAACTTGCCCAGCAATCTGTTTTTGGGCTTTCGGGCTCAAGCTTTCGCCTGTGTTCTCTACTGTAATGTTAATCGTCTCAACCTTCACGCCACCGCCGCCAAGGGCGTGGTTTGGAACAATCGTTCCAGAGGATTTAGGGACGAACAGTTCTGGCCCGCGCTCGCCAACAATGGATGGGCGTCCCACCGGGGGGTTTCCGCCGTCTGCAAATCCTGCAAAAACGTTGCCCCCGATGCTTTCTAGATTGCCAAAACCCGTGAGGTTGAAGTCGCTTGCTCGGGTGCCGATAGCTGGGGATTGCCCCAGGGCAAACGCACGGGCGATGCCGATTGCGATGTACTGGGCAATCATTTGCTGAGCTGTCTTCATGAGCATCTCAGCCAAATTCCTCAGGAAGTCGGCAAATACCTCTTCAACACTCTTGGTTCCAGTCACCATGTCTAGGAAGCCGGTCGTGACAAGCTCGCTGGTAAGTTGAGCGGCTTGACCGATTTCTTTGTACTTCTCTAGGACACGTGCCAGGGCAACTTCTTGCTTGACGATCGCATTAAGCTCTGCGCCCGTGGAGAAGTCCATAAGTTTTTCTGGGGCTCCATACATTCCGTAGGGTTGGGTACGATCAACAAGCGCTAGTGGGTCAAACCCGGCGGCTGCGCGTAAGTCGGCAATTTGCTGCTCAGCGCGTACACGTTCTTGGACAAGTGCGTTCTCTTTTGCCGCTAGTTCAGCAGACTTAATGACTTTGGCCAAGCGGGCGTCATAAAGTTGGTTGATAAAGGTCTCGTCTTCTTTTACCTTGCTTTTATTTAAGGCGTCTTGTCGTGCGAACTCTAAAAATTTGATTTCAGTATCACGGCGTATAAGAAGTGCCTGTTCTTCACGTTGTAAAATATCCAGACGATCAAGTCCTACGCGAGCTATCTGCTCATCAACATTGAAAAGATTTAAGCGCTCTCTCAAAATGTCGCGCTGAAGAGACAGTGCTCTACTCTCTGGGGGTTTAGTTCCTCTGCCGCGACCAGTTGGCTTATTAATACGGTTCTGAAGAGCTGCAAGTTCTTTTTGGTATTTAACTTGTAAGCCTTGCAGCTTTGCAGTAATTACAAGAAAATCTGCTTCGTCACTTCTTAGTTGGTTGATTAGCTTTTGTTGTTCTATTGTGTACTGTAGTTTTAAATTTATTTCTAGTTGTTTTTGGACGGATTTATCCTTTATATCAGCGCCTAAACGTTCTACTTCGAGTAAACCTTCTTCAAGAGCTATCTGCATATTAGCTATTTGTATAGAATCGCGGTCAATCTGTACAGAGACTTTTTTAGCTTCTACCTCAGCCTCTACCAATCTCAGAATTTTATCTTGAGCAGCAACCCTCTCCTCAATAGAGCTGGCGTCATCTAATTCCCGAATAGCACTCTGAATTTGTGGGTCAGTTGATTTACGGGCGGCAGCAATAGCCTCGCCTCGCTTCTTTAACTCAACTTCAGCCCGAGGAACAAGCAATGTATTAAATACATCAGCCATAAAAGCTTTAAACTTTGTAAGAAATACTTCAAAGTCATTAGATAAATCCTGTGTTGTCTGAGAAAACTCTTTTAAAGCTTCTACACCTCTCTGGCCTACTACTTTCTCTAATTCTTTCGTGGCTAAACTGAGCGCTCCAGCGGCGTCACCTGTTTTCTCCAGATCGAGGATAAGTTTTTCTAACTTAGAGCCGCTAAGGCCGGATGCTTTTGTAATTGCGCTTATATCTGCCGTTAAGGGGTTCAGTGCTGCCCCAAGTTCTTTGGCGCCTTCGATTAATGCGTCAAAAGATGTACCAAGTGCCGTACCAACCAGCGAGAGTCCAAAGCCAAATTGACCGCCCACCAAACCGCCAGCCGCGCCACCTGCGCCACCGCCGACTGCAGCGCCTACACCCTGCCCGAAGAGGAGTGGAAACGCGCCACCGATGATGCCACTACCAAGGGCTTCTTTGCGCGACCTGGCGCGTTCTTTCGCTATAGCACGTGTCTCTTGACGTTCACGTTGGCGGAAACGCAGAACACGTCGGGC